CAATCGAGTGTGATGGTTTATTCTATCATTCGGAAGAACCAACTACTGCTGATAAAAATAAACATTCGATCAAGCAAAGATTATGCGAAGAAAAAGGAATTACGCTTCTAAGATTTGTTGATGTTGGAGAAACAGGAGATTCGAATAAACTGAAGATCATCAAATCAATTTTGATGGCAAAATTAGGTATGACCATCAAGATTCATGGAAGAAAATGTAATCTAGTAGATGTAGATTCTTCTGCAGGATCGAACTTCTTCAGAGAAAATCACATATCAGGAAATCGTGGCGCCTCAATGTACATCGGTCTGGAATACGAGAACGAACTAGTCATGTGTATGTCATTTGGACGACCAATATCAAGTAGATCACATGAATGGGAAATTGTTCGGATGGCGGCTAAAAGAATGACTACAGTTTTCGGAGGATCAAGTAAAATATTCAAAGAATTTCTAAGAAGAACATCTGGAGATGTGATGACGTATGCTAATCTCAGATTTGGGAATGGTTCTGTCTATGAAAAATTAGGATTTACAAAAATAGGAAGAACCGATCCTGGATATATGTACACTGATATGAAAACAACATATTCCAGACACAAATTTCAGAAACAATCGATTCAATCTGTTTGTAAAATTTATGATCCAAATAAAACAGAACAACAGAATGCTGAAATTAATGGATATAGAGTTTATTGGGATTGCGGGCATGCAATCTACGAATTGAAAAGATAAGATGTGAAAAAGGCCCCGAAGGGCCTCTTGATATATTTCTATATCTGCTGTAAAATTACAGCAAGTTCGTGATTTTTAGACGCCTAAAAAATCTGTTAGAATTCGCTGTCAAACCACCATTCACGTCCGTAGGATTAGCAAATGGGTGAGCAACGATGCCATATCTAGTTTTAAATGCGATCTTCGGTTGGAAGCTCAATGGATCAATAGCGCGATGCAATTGAAGAGCTTGGTAAGGACAGTAATACAGACCAGCCGTATATGGATCAGCGCCTTTACCGATAACTGCAAGCCAGTTTTCGTTGTTCGAACCAAGGTATGGATCGATGAACACGCGATAACGACCATTAAGGATACCAGCAAAAGTAATCGATGTTTCGTCGATAATTTCTGGACCTTGAACAGCAGGAGCAAAGTCAAGCACACCAGCAAGAGCCAAGGCAGATGCCACGTCGCTTGAGCAAACGATAACATTACCACGGACCAAACGGGTTTCCTTGGAGATTTGGTTAGCATCGCGTTCGATACCAAACATAAGTCCCTTGAACTTTTCAACAGACCAACGACCACCAGCATCTGTATCCAAGTCGAAAACGCCAGGGATAGTAGCATATTGAGCACCAGGAACAGCCGATACCAAAATGGTACGGATGATTTCACGGTTTTGTTCGGCGATAATTTCCGTAGAAAGAATGTCGATCAATTCTTGCTCAGCGTCAAGTCCATGAATAGCGCGAAGGTCTTGTACCAATTCTTGCGAGTATTCAGCTTTCAAAGCACGAGTAACAGCGGTAACTGTTTTGCTTTCAAAGGTCATTGCCATTTCAGGAATAGCAGGCTGACCAGAAGTACCCAGAGCTTCACCTTGTGCAGTAGTGATACCAACACCATAAGTGAACGTAGCAGCAGGAGTGCTATTCAATGAACCTGGATTAACACCAGCTTGAACAGAACCACCTTGAGTAGCAGAACCAGAGAATGCCGAATCAGCTTCTTGGAAGAGAGCTTCAGTACCAGCTTGGTTCGTGTACTTAGCACGTCTAGCAAAGATCTTACCAGTAGGCATGACCATTGGTTGAACGCCGCAGAATTCGAAGCCAATATTCTGAGGAGCAGTTCTGCGTACCAGAGAAATAAGGACTGGATCATACTTGGCAATACCACCTGTATCAGCATATCCGCCGACAGCGTTGGTTGGAGCCGACTCAAAAAGAGCTTGCTTACCTTCGTTGTTAGCTTTTTCTTGGTTTTCCAAGAGAATAGCTGTTACTTTACGACGATATGCGTCTTTGATAGGAGCGCTACCTTCGATATCGAGGATTTCACCCCACTTAGTGACTAAACTTACATCGTGTTCCATTTTATAACCTTTCGTGTGATATGGATATGTTATTTATACTTAACAATATCCAATTCAATTTATTATTTTTTTACCGAAGTTTTTCTGATAAAATCAGCATATTGTTTGACATTAGTATCTGTAGATACTATCTTAGCATCCAGTTGAGTCTCTTCTGTCAAATTCTTTGATGAAATATCTAACTTCTTACCTGATAGATTGCTTACTTCTTTCTTATTCTGTCCAAAGAAAGATTCTTTGATGATCTCAGCTCTCTTCGTAAAGAGGTCCGATGTTTCATACTCAAAGTCTTCCATAATGGAGCGGAATTTTCCAGAGTCAATATCTGTCATTCCTTTGGTCGAGTTTTCCAAGATAATCTCACGGTTGGCTTTATTCAAATCCGAGCGTTGTTCCTCTAGCAGTTGTTGCGCAGTGGACAATTCGTCCTTGCTTGCTTTTAATTGCTCTTCTAGGGAATTAACGATATCAAACTTCTCGACTGGGATGTCGATATAGTGTGACTCGAATAATTGCTTCATTCCATTCATAAACGATTCAGTCAATTCTGACCTAATACTAGCTTCTAGAGCTAACTCATTATCATGCATCCATTGCTCTGACAGTTTGCCAAAGTATCCATCAATCTTATCAGTTAATTCATTTTCGTAGACTTGAACAGCTTCGTCAAGTCTAGTTTTGTATTCTTCTTCTAGTTGAGTTGTCTTTTCTTCAACTAGCATACTTACCTTTTCAGAAACCTTCGCTTCGAACAGAGTAGATACCTTCAATTGGAATTCTTCTGAAAGTTCTTCTTCCTTGACAAAGTCTTGGATTTCTGTTGATTCTTCCATCTTACCTGTTGCAATATCAACCATCTTCTTCAGATGCGAAGGATGTTGCATCAGGTTATCTGCGCCTTCGCGATTTCCTGTATAGATGTTGATCGATTTTGTCTTTCCATCAGAATGACGAGCAACGATAGAAGCACCAGTATGTCCAGGCTTAGTTAGGTGATGGATAGTCCAGTCACCATGACCGATAGTGTCTTTAGCTTCTTCTGTTCCGTCAATCGTGAATGTTGATTCTTCGATTGCTGATTCTTGTACTCTGTCTTGATCTTGTTCATCTGGATCGCCATCTGGATCTTCCTTAGCGGACTCAGAACTCTTCAAATCAGGATCGATTGGATTCTCGATAGATACAGCTGGCTCTTGATCAACACGATCAGCTGTTTGATCTCCTGCATCAGGATCTTTTGCTTTATCGGCGTTAGCATCAGTAGGATCTTCCTTATCAGAATCTTTCTTAGCTTCCATGAGTTTCAGCAACTTTTCTTCAATTGACATATGTTTCTCCGTATTTCGATTTATTATTTAACGATAGTTATCGAGTAGAAATTTTATTCAAAAAGTTCTGAAACTCTTTTAATTTCTGTTCTTCTAATTTATTCATTGATACTCTACGAATTCGTTCTTTACTTTCATAAAGATCTTTCTCGACAAGCAGATCGCCATACTTCAGGTAATGCGTTTCTTCCATGAGACAATCTACAAATGCATCTGCTACAGATGGATCAAATACAACGTCAGCAGCAGTTCTAATTTCATAGTCTTCTTTGACATGAACTTTTCCATCTTTCTTGAAGGTAGATCCCATGCCTCTTGATGAAACGCCAATCTTGACTCCATCATTCAATAGATTAGCTAATAGCTGACCTAAAGGAGTAGATAGAACCTTAGCTTTACCGATGAAATATTTTCCATCCTTTTCAAGAGATTCTGTCATGATACATGCACGCTCAGGATCAACAGAAATTCTTCCAGTTGGATGATTCAATTCGCCAAGAGCTCTCTTTGGTTTGATGTATTCTTCTATGTATCTTTCAACAGCAGGAGCCATTACTTTTTCTGGATAGACTCGACCATTTTTGTTCTGCTTATCAAACATCAGAAATGGCCCTTGAATCTTCAAAGACCTTTTACCATTGACTTCTTCGACAAGAGTCTCTGTAGCAGATGCTAAATTTTGCTCTATGAGTAGAATCTTATTAGTCATATCTTATACTGGATTGTATTCTGAACCCTTCAAGATTCGCATAATGAGAGTACCAGCTCCCATCACAACCACGATATCCGAAGTGTTATTTTGTTTGTCGTTTCCAAATGCACCAGAATGATTTCCTGTTCCGGTCAAGTAGTATTGAAGATTTGAATTACGTGAAATCTTGATGTTCGCTCCTGCTTCAGCGTTGAACGATAGATCTGATATGTTTGCCGTCGCTGTTCCGATAATTGCTTGATCGGATCTAGCAAGAGAAGCAAGTGTCACCGTAAATGTTGCAGGTGATGCAGTCGTATCATTTACAAATTTGTAAACAACTTCTGTAATTCCATTCTTTATCAAATATGAGCTATTAGCCATTGATTATTTCCCGTAAGACGTTTTGAACATTTTCCATAGACTCTGACATATAACCAATCAATGCATTTTTATCTAAATCTAATGAAGTAATAGTATTTAACGTTTCTTCTTTAAGAAGAATTCTTGTTCCGTCATTCAAAGAAAAGAAGATGTTTCCGTTGATCATATCTTTTCTCTTATAATCTATGACATAAGAATTCATTGTGAGTTTATCGGATTCGATTTCTTCACAAATCATAGAATATTCCGTATGTTGTATCTTCTTACCATGATCAAAGATAACATTTGCCAGGCGTGCTGAATCAATCATCTTATTCTTTCTCAGTCTTCTTTCCAAAGAGAGACTTTGCAATCTCTCTTTTCTTTTCATTTAATTTCTCAGCAAGTTTCTGATAGACCGCTTTATTGAAAGTGTCATCGACATCTTTTTCTGATTTGATTGCTTCTATTAAATTTTTAATCTTATCCATTGTTTACTCCATCAGGTCCATATAGCTTCGGATATTTCTTCATCAAAGCCATTTGCTCTTCTCTTTCGATTTCAATCTTCTTCTTTTCTTCTTCAATTTCTTCTTCGCTCATTCTGAGCACTTTCTTTTGAACATAATCGTTTGAGAAGTGTGTTCCAATAAGAGGAGATATATCTTGATACATCTGAAGTCTCTGAGCAAGAATTTCATTGTCACGAAGTTCTGAGAAATTATTGTCTTCGATGAATTCGTATTGAAGTTTGGAATGAATGAACTTCCAATCTTCTGGTGATATGATTCCTTTGAGAATTAATTGAACACGTAATAGCTGAGAGAATGTTTCGCAGAACTTCATACGAAGTCTGGAGATGAACTTTGCAAACTTCACTTCGTCTCTAGTAATTTCCATTGAACGACCAATATTAAATGGTGTGTCATTTTGTAATCTAGATGGAGGTAGATTCAACGACTTGGCGAGTTTGTCTTTGAACATTGCCATTGCTTCTGCTTGTCCCTGAACTTGAGATCCTTGAAGCGTTGTAATTTCAGTCGCTCTACCATTACTTTGACGCGGCATCCAGTAATCTTCAAGCATAGACATATGATGTCTATCGTCTCTGAGTTCGCCCGTAGCACTGTTATAAACAACCTTGTTCTTATAACGAGTCATCACATCTTTGAGATATTGTTCTGCCTTTGTTTTGGGCATACCAGATACATCAACGTAGAATACTCTTCTATCAGGAGCGCGTGTCATCTGATATATCAACATCGCATCTTCCATCATACGAAGCATGTTCGCAGGTTTGATAGCTTTATGAAGATACGAAATAACTTGATTGTTTTCGTCTTGTAGACCAGAAGGTGTGTATGCTACAGTGTCAACAGAAAGTTTAACTCCATTGTTTTCTGTAATACCAGAATCGTTGAACACGAAATATTCTTCGATATCTGTGATGACATCTAATCCTTGTCCAGTTTTATGTTTCTGGATCTCGCGAACCTTCTTCATCTTACGTGGATCGACTGAACGTACTTCTTGAATACCAGCCTGTAGATTTTCTTCATCTACAACGATATGATAGTATAATCTTCCATCAACATACCATTGACGGAAAATGTCATGTCCCTTTGATGTGAATTGCATGATCGAAATAATATTTTCGAATTCATTGCATATGATTTCTCTGACGTTTTCTGGGATTTCATCATCATCAACATTCAAATTTAACTTGATGATATCTTCATCAAGACCTTCTGCGACAATTGCTTCTGAAACGATTTCTTCAATTGCAGAATCAATTTCTGGAAGCATTTGAAGAGCACGGTATTTGTTGATGAGCTCAACTTCGTTCTTTGGTACAAATTCGAATCCAAAATTGTAGCCATAGAAGCCAGCACCTGATGATATGCGCTCAATCGCACCATCATCATTCTTCGGTGTTACGAAAGAAACACTTTCTTCTTGATCTTTACGAATTTTGAAGCCAAACGGATTATTCCACCAAGCCATTAATTATGCTCCTTCATAAAAAGACCTTCGATTTCATAAGGATAATCTTTGTATTCATCTTCATTGAATACATCTGTATAGAAGAATCCCATCGATTCAAACATTTCCATGTAAGAATTAATCTTGTCTTTATCTCGTTTGTAAAGAGGAACTATATCAAATGATTTCATTCTTTTCCAGCTATGTGTGCGGTTCTAACACGAACCATGATCCAAGAGTTGTAGTATTGGTCTGGTTTCAAAAGAGCATCCTCTTGAAACTGCCACTTGGCTTCGTAGTAAGAAACTAATGACTTACTCTTGTGAATACTTAACACCTCTCTTTTGAAGTTCTCCTTACCAAATTCTTTCACATCGGTCTGGAGAGCTTCGTTCGATCCGTAATAGCTTTTCCAAGAAGACTCGACTTTAGTCTTCTTTTTCTTCCCATTCACAACAATCGTCTTTGAAGACCAAAAGCTCTTTTTGCCGATATACATCTTCCCATTAGCAAGATTTGTAATACGATAGACAAAACCTTCCGGTTTCCCAGAAGGTAATTCATTCATAATAGATCCATCTGATAAAATCCAGGTCATTTAGAAGCTAAGTGTGCTATTGATGCCGGATGATTCATAATAGTCGTATGCAAATGTTACTTCAAATATTTCTACTTGATTGTTAGCTTCAAAGTCCAATTGAATCGGACTAACTTGAACAGGAAATGCATCAATCAAACGATACGTCTTCAAAACATCTCCAGCACGATCAAGCTGATTCACAAATAGATCGGTTTGATATTGAGCAGGAGCAACGATACCAGTATTGTTGCCCAGATCATTGATACCATGCATCCAACGTTCAAACGAATCACGAACGGTGAAGTCTTCGTTATAGACAGCAATCGTCCATGGTTGGAATTCACGTTCACCAGCAACATTTATTGATCTGCCCTGGAAAAAGACAGGTACAGGTTGAATTGTGCTTTCTGGAAGCGATGCAGACTTGCAATGGAATTGACCAAGCTGAGAAGCCTGGATTCCGGTAGGAACAAACCCAGGAAATGTCAGGTCAACACGGAAAGTATTAGGTCTGACAAGACCTGTTTTAAGCGAGGCGCGAAAGCCACTAATATTTGCCATTTAGATTTACCTCTTATTGACCAGTGATTTCAGAGAATGCAACACCTTCTGGCGTAGCAATGAAGTTGAGTTTGATGAATCTGATAGACTTCGTAGACTTGATATAAATGTTCGCAGCAAAAGTCTTTGATTGAATAACAGTTGAAGTATTTACATTCGAGCCAACATCCACATAGAAGTCGGAAATACCACCACGTCCTTGAATGTCTCTGAGGAATGGTGTAATCATCGAAACGAAAAGTTTACGAGTCAATTCTGTATTTTGTTCGAACAAGAAGAATCTAGCGCTTGACGAAATAGATTTTTCAAGTAGAATGAACAACAAACGAATACCAATAGCATCAAAGTCTGATGGGCGATCAAGCAACGTTTTATCAGAGAATAGAATTGGTCCAGAGTTAGGGAACGATACAACAAAGTTGATCGAGTTTTGGAACAATGTATCTCTTTGTGATTTGTTAGGATTGATAGCCAAACGAGTTACGTTCTTAACAGATCCGCGATTGAAACCAGCAGGCGAAGCCCATTCATTTCTTGTGTAGATAGAACGAGCAGTAACACCGGCGCAATCACCATTCAATGCAATGTAACGATATACGTCGTTATATTTGTCGTATTGATATTTGAAACCAGAATCGAGGAATGCGTAAGAAGAACCAGAAAGAGCATTTCGGAATGCAACGATCTTGTTGATGTTATCCGACGTATCACCAATAATCACAGAATTATCTGAAACATTCACAGGCGATACAAAAGCTACGCAATCTCTACGAACTTCAGCAACGTTTTGTATTGCAAAGTTTGCAACAGTAGGAGAAACCTTACCTGTCATCAAAAGAGTAATATCGTATTTCTGTGCATCTGCAAAGATTGAAATTGCAGATTCTTGTTCGCCATCAGTAGCACCATATCCATCTGCTCCGCCTGAAAGAGTTACTGTCAGAGGTTTCACAAGATTCTTATAAGAACCAGGAGCAGTAGAATCGCCAAAATCCAATCCAACAGAAGTAACATTGGATGGAATTGGATGATCCATCCACCAAACCCATGTTGATTCACGAAGAGCATTTTTGTAGTAAGAAACGGTCCCATCATATTTCTTAGCATTTGATGCTTTTGAAATATTTTCGAGTTTTTCTAGAATCTGACCTTTTACTCCGGTAATCTTACCAGTAGCATCTAACACGATGATATGCATACCATCTCCAGTCGATTCCGATGCAACTGCTTGATCGGAGTCAATAGGAGCAGCAGCGAACTGCGATGCGTATTCCCATGTAGCTACAGCAGTTACATTAGGAGCAGCAATTCCAGGAATATCAGATACTGTAATTTCTGTATCGCTTACGATTCCTGTAACAGATAAAGTCAATGCAGATCCACTTACGCTTACAGGCGATCCAGCAACATTGAATGTTAAAATGTCACCAAGTTGAACTTGAGATAAGAATGATGTTCCAGTTCCTGTAATTGTATTACTTGAATCAGACAATGATACTGTACCTGATAGCGTTCTTTTGAACGTAGCAGCGTCAGCAACAGATATCTTGATGTTGTTTCCTAGAATGCCTGGATACTTAGCAGCGAACATGCCTACTACGGCAGATCCATTCGCGTAATTGGCTTCCCAGTCTTGGATGTTCTTTACAGAAATAGCAGTACCAGATGTTACAGCGTTCTTCTGTCCAGCAGTTGCTGTTCTGACAAGTCTTAGATCAGAAGAATACTGCAAGAAATTGTAAGCTGTAAACCAGTGATTGTAAGTGCTATTATTTGGCTTACCAAAATAATAGACCAGATCTGCCTCGTTTGTTACCTGAGTGACGTCGTTAACAGCACCCCATTCAAATTCACCGGCTAAAGCCCCAATTGATGATGCAACAGGAGTGATCCCTGTCGTCAGATCGGTTTCGGTAAATTCGACGGCTGGTGAGATTGAAAAATATGCCATGTCGTTCCTTTTGTTGAAGATAGTTCAAAAATTATTTACTATTTAGGGAGATTTATAATTTGGATGATTTTTGATTTTGTTAAGAACCAATTCATCTTTATCATTCGCTAGCTTATCTATATGTTCTTTGTGCAGGGATGTATTCATAGCTAGATTCCAACGAACCCATTTATCTTCATCGTCCACTAGCGTATCCATGTGTTCTTTATGAAGAGAAGGATTTCCAGCTAGATTCTTACGAACATTTCTATCTTCATCGTCCACTAGCGTATCCATATGTTCTTTATGAAGAGAAGGATTTCCAGCTAGATTATAACGAACATCTAAATTTTTATCTTTCACTAATTCATCCATGTGTTCTTTATGAAGAGAAGGATTTCCAGCTAGATTATAACGAACATCTAAATTTTTATCTTTCACTAACTTATCAATGTGTTCTTTATGAAGAGATGGATTGCTAGTTAGCTTGAACCGAACATCCGGATCTTTATCATGCACCAACTCATCAATGTGTTCTTTATGAAGAGATGGATTGCTAGTTAGCTTGAACCGAACATCCGGATCTTTATCATGCACCAACTCATCAATGTGTTCTTTAGAACCATATCTTGCTAAGAATTGCTTATGTTGTTCTTTCATATCACCACCTAATCAAGATATTTCGTTCTTCGGTATCATCTCTGCCATCATCAAAAAATCCCATCGGAAGTTCTGATGATTCAACATCTGATAATTGTTGCTTGATGAATTTCTGACGCAAAGAAAAATCAAACAAATTCTTGAAAGCAGTGGTTGTCGTCAAGAATCCGAACATTACTAATGTCATCATCATATCATCTGTTTTGCCATCGTCTGCTTTGAATGTCGATCCTTTACGAGTGAAAGTTGACATTTCATCAATGATCATAGAATCATTCACTTCTAGCTGATCACTTTCAATGATGAGCTTAATCGTATTACATCCAATTGATTTTGTCTTTTTCGTTGTCTTGACTCCTGGCATAATTCTAGCACCAAAGCCTTCAACAACATCATCTTTGATAGACATGTACATGTTCTCATATTCTAAGTCATAATAGAGAGCATCTGCGACTTGTTGTCCTAAAGAATTAGTCTCAACAAGAACAAAGGCTTCGTTGTACATATCTGCATAGTGTTTTATCACTTCTGGATATGTCAACGTGTGAACTCTATTGTTTCTGTACGTTGCTACAATCTTATATGGAAGAGTTGAGATATCGAAGATTGTGAATGTAGAGTAGTCATCACCACCACCTTCTGCAACGTCTACAGTCATGCAATAAGGCGTTTTCTTGACAGGAGGGTAGTAAGCCTTAAAGCCGTCCAAAGAACTTGCTGTAGGGGGTTTTAACGGTAACGAGGCTATCTTCTCACCGACGATCAGGGTGTTCGAAGAACCGATGAAGCTCGTCAAGATTTCTTGAGAGTATTTCACTTGTCCTAGAATAGCCAACTGCTCGTCCGCCCATGCTTGGTTACGCTTTGGATGCTCTTGCCATTTGCCTTCGATAGGAACAAATCCGTTCAAACCAAGTTCTGCTTCTTTCCACATCTTGTAATAGTGGTTCATTCCTTTCGGGGTAGAAACAATAATCAACTGCGATTGCTCTGATGAAGAAATTGTTGGGAAAACAGATGCAACGAATTCTTCTGCTAAATTTCCCTTGAGAAGCGCAAACTCATCACAAAGCAAAAGTGATACAGATTGTCCAGAAATAGCAGATGGAGAAGTTGCAGCACAGAAACACCGAGTTCCGTTTTCTAGAACAAACGATGTTTTATTCCATTCTTTGACTCCTTGCTGAAGCCACTTGGGACATTGTTCGATAATGAATTGCACTCTGGAAAAGATTTCTTTGGCTGTGAACATCTTATTTGCCAGGATACATGCATTCTTGTTATCCTTGAATAAACAATACCAAGCAAAGTATCCAGCTATGATTGAAGATTTCCCACCTTGACGAAAAAGCTTTACCAGGATCTTTCTATTGACAGCTAAAGCTTTCAGAATCCTTTTCTGATATGGAAAAGGTTTGAACGGCACAACACCATCATCAAGAGAAACAATCTTGGCATACTTTTCCAAGAAATATTCTACATCAGATTCACACTTGACATATTCTGCTACTTGCTCTGGCGTGAATTCAATAACCTCTCCGACTTGCTTGAGGTTCGCATTACCATTGTATCCTGATTTGAAGTCTGTCATTTTAAGTCTCGATTGTGATTCTCATTTCTTCTTTCTGAGAAATTGATCTATAAACGGGTCGTCTTGTTTCGACGTATATTAGATCTCCAGAGTTAACATCAACTTCTGGATTTATGATAGATGTTATAATTCCAGTTGCAGAAGATGTTGCTCCTGTAACAGACTGTGAAACAGCGAAATCTGGTCCAATGTTTGATTTGTTCCTGATATACTTCAGAGTCTTAGAAGCAGACGCCCATGTAACGAACTTACCTCTAGCAGCTGGTGTTCCGATAGAAAGAAGATCTTCATCATCTGAGAATGTTCCGGAAATCGATCCGGAAATTCCGATTGATTTCAAAGCATTGGCTGTCTGCGATGTCAAAATAGATTGAGTCCCATATACATGAGGATTCAAGATTAAACCAATCACTCTATATTGATTATCTTTAATTGTGTCATCAGATAGATCTTCTCCGATGGATCCTGAAATCGTTACATATACAGCATTCAATTCTTTGACTGGATTTGATCCATGTCCACCAAGAGTAGGAATAATGCAATTTAGAGCAGCTGCATTTGCGCTTGTTCCTGTTACAGTTGCAATAGCATATGTGTATCCAGAGCCGCCGTTTGTAATCGTGACCGATGAAATTTGTCCATTGTTATCAGTAACTGCTGTTGCTGTTGCTCCTGTTCCGTCCCCGATGATAGCAACGGGCAGAGACGTATTTGGATTGTATCCATTCCCAGCAGATTTGATTTCGATTACATCAAGTCTTCCTGATATCGCAGAAGATTGAACAAGATACTGATTGTAGTATGATGATGATGCTCCTGGGTTCGTTGAAACAGATTGCACTGGAATAAAATTTGTAGAAACGAACCTCAGAGCATCAGCCGAGTTGATGGAATACATGAACTTCCATACATATCCATCGGATGTGGAAAATATCGACGTAGAAGTTCCGGTTGGTTTGAATGTAGAAGCTGCTCTATTATTGTTCGAAATACACTTATAGACGTTGTATTCGTCTGTCATTACATAATAGTTAGCATTTATTAATCCGTTCTTTGTAACTGCAACTCCTGTATCCAAATCAACACCATTCAGCTTAACTCCGTCGTAGTCATCTCGATACATATCATAGAACTTACCCGACGTCCAATCGATTCTGAAAATTGATTGAGTCACTTCAGTTGGAGATATCTTCCTGAGTGTTATCATTTCATCTCTGACTTTCTGCTCAAACAGAACGGAGTCAGTGGGAGTGTCTGGATAATTATCATCAGCCCAATGGGTTGGCTTTGAAATGAAGAGATATAAAGAATTCGCTGGATCTGATAGGATACCTTTGATGTATGATGAATTCTTTAATCTTAGATTTGTAGTTACGATTGCTGTCATGGCTTCTTTCTTTTATTCGTTTGCATCCAGAGATTTCTTACAGTGATCTTTCTCTATATAATCAAGAAGTTTACATAGAACACATCCCCATTTATCTCCTCTGATTTGTGCCCTTGCTGATCTATGCGATAGAGTTTCTGTGTGTTTCCCGCCAATTGCAGCATTGAATGTTTGATCTTTCCCTAGAGCTATGTTCCAGTATCTTGGAGAATTAATAATCAAAGCGCATATCATCCATAAGAAAGATATGATATCTCCGATCAAACAAGCTGCCGCGATGACCAATCCAAATAAAATACGTCTGATGTTTACCATACGATGTTATCCAATTCTTGTTTTGTTTTAGATGATTCGATCAATGTTTTAAGCGCACTTGCATGAGTAAAAGCTTCTTCTGTATGTGCTCCCATAGCAAGACCGACTTGAATAATATCACTAGCAGATAACGTGATCTGAGTATTATCTTTTAATGTCCAATCGACGCTCCAAGTCGCTCCATTTTGGATCGCTATCTGAGCACCAAGAACTGCTAAGATGATACGTTGCTTAGCTAGTTGATTTGAATCAAATTCATGCGAATTCCATATGAAAGATCCAAATTCGAAGTTATCTCGTTCTAGCTTTATCTCAGACCATTTAAGTTTCTTCAGATCATCGAGACTTTGATTTGGTTCTGTGAGAGAATATCCTTTAGGAAACTCTTCTTCTATGTTTTGGATGATATGGCCTGTTCTGTCAGGAAGCCAATAAGACTGTCCTCTGAGATCTGTTACAATCTTCCATTTTCCATCTTTTGAATTAAGAGGAACATTGTTCGATGTATCTCTGAATACAGCTCTTTGATTTGTTGTGGCAACAGGTGGCATCTTAGTCGTAGAAAAAGACATCAACATCGGAGCATTATCTAAAGGAGATAATTCAGCAATCGTTTCGTTAACTTTTTCGCCGGTGATTGGATCGTAGTGATATAAAATAGTTGTCATGATTTCTTTCAATTAGAATTGTATGTATCCAGCCAATGATGTATTTCTTGGACGTGTGTCGTCTGGTGTGATCCAAATGTTAGCTGCTCCGGATAATCCATTACCAAATTGAACATTTTGTAATTGGAAATTCGTTATAGATTTGAAAGATCCTAATGAATTGTCTCCATCATCGAGATTGTAATTCACAAAGAAATAACCGGCTGATGGTCCTTGATCCGTACCAAAAACTCTTCCGGAGTCTAATCCTCTACCATTATCCCAGATACGAATAAATCCACC